CTCGACGCGCCGCGGCCCGTACGCTTGCACGCGCGGCATTAGCCGGTCACCTGGGCATAGTTGTTGAAGTCGCCGACCCCGCTCGAGGAGTTGCCGAGGTTCGTGCCGCCGCGCGTCGTCGACCGGCCCCACCCGTAGCGGGCGGCCAGCAGCGAGCCGGCACCGCCGAGCGCGGTCGCGCCGGCGCTCCAGTAGGCGGCGCTCTTGGCGGCGTCGCCACCCATGCGCGCGTTCTGGGCCATCGCCTCATACCCGTGCGCCTCGCGCTGCGCGTTCTGCCGGATGGTGAGCGCGTCGAGCTCGCCGAGGAAGGCGGTATCACTGACGACGTCGACGGGCGTGCCCTGGCCGATGTCGACGTTCTGCCCGGCGAACCCGGCGCGCTGCCCGCCGATCAGCGTCTTGACGCCGGCGCGGAACTTCTCCTCGTCGGCGCCGCCGCGCTGGATCGCGTCCTGCGCCTGGAGCTCGTACTGCGCGGCGTTGTAGTCGCCAATGTTCTTGGCGGCGTTGCCCGCTTTGATCTTGCCGATGACATCCATCACGATGCCACCGACCGTGACCCCGATCAGGATACCGATGCCGACGGGCATACCTCTCTCCCTTCTCCACAGCGCAACATCACGAGCTCGCCGCCGGCGGTCATCGACATCGTGAACCCCTGCACGTCGAGGATCGGCGGATAGACTCGGAGGAGCGCGATCGTGTCGTAGCGCGTCACCTGCGCCCAGACGTTGTAGAACCGCACCGCCTTCTCGACCTGGCCGCCGCGCGTCATGATCACCGCCGAGCCGGCGATCCGATCGTGGACCTCGTCGTCAGGATGGCCGGGGAGCGTGGAGCCGAGCCGGTGCTTCTCGGCCTCGAGCGCCTGGTGGAACTCGGCGCCGGCGTGCCGCGCGCTCGGCGCGGTGAGCGCCCATCGCTCGAGCGTGAGCGTGTAGAACCCGGCCGGCACCGTGTCGCCGTCGTGCCAGGGCAGCGCGCTCTCGAACCGGAGCTCGAACCCGATGCGCTTCGCCAGGCCGAGCCCCGCACGATTGAGCAGCGGGACCGTCGTGCGCGCCTCGACGCAGTCGGTGCGCCCGAAGAGAAAGTCGGCCACGTCGCGCGCCGTCTCGAGCGCCTCGAGCCCGCGGCCCTCCTCGAGGAAGAGCGTGTGGATGTCGTAGCGCCCCGAGCCGAGCGCGACCGCGAGGATGCCGCCGTGCTCACTGGCGAACGCGAAGTTGCTCGGGTCGTCAATCACGCGCGCGAAGTCGAGCGCGCCGCTGCCGCCGAGCCACGGGCGCACCGTCGGGTCGTTCGCGACCTGGTTGAAGTGCGCGACGTCCATGCTGTGCGTCATCCGCCCACCGCGAGCAGCGGGATGGCTGCGAGCAACGTGAACGGCGTCGGGTCCGTGTGGCGCACCCACCCCGAGGCGTTCTCGTCGAAGTTGGTGGTGATGTTCAGCTCGTACAAGCCGGTGACGCGCGCCGCCGCCACCTCCCAGGCCTCCGGCCGTTTCTTGATCAGATGATCGAGGTCGCGGCCGGCCCAGAAGCTGATCGAGCTCTGGTCGAGCACGAGCGAGATCGCGCGCACCTGTTTGCGCTTCTCGCGAATGGCGACGCCCTGCACGTCGATGCTCAGGAACTGCACCTCGGCGAAGCGAATCGGCAGGCCCGCATGCACCTTCGAGTAGCTCGCGCCCAGGGCCGCGATCGCGCCGCCGGTGACCGTGAAGGCGGCCGCGCGCGGCGAGCTCGGGTCGCCGTCGAAGACGACCTGGCCGTCGCCGAGCACCGCGACGACCTTGCCCTCGAGGTGCCCGAGCCCCGAGAACGAGCTCGCCGGCGGGCCCTCGTACGTCAGGCCGGAATCGACGAAGAACCAGTCGGCCTCTTCGTCGACCTGCATCCGATCGAGCTTCTCGATGTAGCGCGTGTCGACGCCACCGATGTGCCGAATGATGACGGCGTAGAGCTCGTCCTCGCCGATCGACGTGTTCGGCACGGCCGTGACCTGCTCGAACATGCCGTCGGTGTCGTGGCGGTGCCAGCCTTCAATCTCCTGGTCGGGCACGTAGGTCAGGCCGAGCAGCACGCCGTCGTTCGCGCGCACCGTCCACACGATGCTGTTCGGCTGCTGCTGGTACGTCATGTCCATCAGGAAGCACACCTTGCCCACGTCGCCGAGCGAGCTCGCGCCGAAGAGGTGATTGCTGAACAGGGTCAGGTCGCGCGTGACGAACCCCTGCGCGGTGAAGTCGAACTTCAGCTCGCGCACGATGGTGCCGCGCGCCTGGCAGTACAGCACCGTGTTGCCGATGGTGATCGGCCGTACGAACTCGGAGCCGCCGGCGTAGCTCTCGGGCTCCGCGTTGATGCCGGTCGGCGTGACGACGTTGTCCTGGTCGCCGCGGATGCGCCACTCGCCGGTGTCGGTGAGCACGATGAGCTGCCGCATCGGAATGAGGTCGACGACCGGGCTCAGGGTCTTCTGCGCGAGCACGAAGTTGACCGCGTCGTCGTCCTGCAGCGGCACGCTGATCGCGAAGTTGCTGAACGCGCCGACGCGCGAGCCCCAGATTTTCTCGCGCTCGTTGTTCGAGCGGGCGAACCAGATGCGCTGCTGAAAGAACGTGCAGCACGCCGGGTAGTTCCCGGGCGCGTCGAACACGACCTGCGCGATCGGCGGGCTGATGGTGTAGTCGGGCAAGAACCCGACGTCGTTGAAGCCGAGGTAGCTCTTCTCGTACGACCCGAGCAGCCCGAAGATGCCGTTGCCGTAGGGGTCGCAGTAGACGTTGTACTGCGCGGCGCCGTCGGCCGGATACGTGTGATGGATGCTGATCGGGCTCGACGGCGTCGGCATCGGCGCGCCCGTCAGCGACAGCGGCGGCGAGCCGAGCGACTCCTCGTACGTGCCGATCTTCTGCGACGTCACGACGTAGGTCGGGTTGTAGGTGCCGGTGCCGAGGAAGCTGCCGACGATGCCGAGCGGCGGCTCGATCGTGGGCGTGAACACCTTGGCTGAGAGCACCCAGGTGGTGTGGGCCTGGCGCTCGAGCTGCATCACCGGGTGGTTCGGGTGCGTGAAGATGATCACGTCGGCCGACTGCGACCACCGCACCTCCTGCGCCTCGTTGTGGTTCCAGGGCGTCACGACCTCGAGCGGGCTGCCGCCATCCATCACCGGCGCGCCGTGCCAGAAGAAGCGAATGTAGTACTCGCCCACCTCGAGCACGTACGTCTGGTCGGCCGCCTCGAAGATGAACGGCACCAGCCGGCACCCGAGCGCGCCAAACTTCGTCTTCGCGATGAACCGGAAGCCGGGCCGCTTGGTGACGCCGCCGTGCTTCTGCACGATGAAGTTGCGACAGGTCCGCAGGCCCGACGTGTACTTCACCAGGTCGGCGCGCGCCGCGGCCGCCGGCGAGATTTCGCCGGAGGTGAACGCGCGCTGGACGACGCTGCCGGCAGGGGACGGCATCAGCGATACCTGCTCGGATCACCGCCGTAGTCGCCGAAGGCCCCGTAGCCGCCGCGCGCGCGAATCCACTCGGCGTCGCCCGGCTTCTCCTGTTGCGCTTCGCGCGCGTCGACCACCTCGGCGACCGCGATCGTGTTCTCCGCCATCTGCAGCGCGGTCTTGCTCATATCGGCGATGCGCGTCAGCCCGGGCGCCGCGGCCGACGCGAGCAGCCAGGTGAGGTACTCGACGAACAGGTCGTCGGTCCACAGGTGCAGGCAGTCGAGCGTCGTGTACTCCAGCACGGCGTCCTGCTCGTTGCTGAACACCATGAGCCCGTTGGTGTCGCGCCCCTTGCGAAACGGGATCGGCGTGCCGTGGAAACGCCGGCCGTAGTTGCCCGGCGGCACCAGGCGCCGCTCGAACACGCAGTCGATCGGCTCGCGGTAGGCGTAGTACCAGTCGCCGTTCGCGTTCTCGGGCGGCGTCGACGTCCAGTAGTCCGGGTGCGGCGGCTGAATCGAGGCGTCGGCGGTGTGCCCCTGGATGCAGTAGTAGACGTTGCCGGCAAACATGACCACCACGCCGGGCGCGTAGACCTGCGGCGGCCTCACGGGCGGGCCCGCGCTGCCGGCGTCCCAGGCCTGCACGATCGCGGTCGGCCAGGCGGGCCCCTGGATGAGCACGAGCCGCTGGTACTTCGTCGCGAACGCCCACGGGAAGCGGCGCAGCGCCGCGCGCAGGTAGTGGTCGTACACGAGCGCGCCGGTCCAGGCCTCGCGCGAGGCCTCCGACAGGTCCTGCACCGTTTGCGTGACGCCAATCTTGAGCAGCGCCAGGTTCCAAATCTCGATCGCGGTCATGGCTTCACCATTTCGACTGAGGGCGGTTGACTCGGTTGACCCCACCAACACGGCGCCGCCGCCGGCGCCACGACGCACTGGCCGGGCGGATAGGTCGCCGCCGCGCTGTCGCCGCGCCCGCTCCCGTCGCCCGGCGCCGGGCCGCCGCCAGGCGGGCCGCCCCCGCCAGGCGGGCCGCCGGTGGTCACGGTGATGGCCCGCTTGATCCAGCCGCACACGCCGAGCGGCACCCCCGCGATGCCGGGCACGATGTACGTGTGAACCGCCGCGCCCGTGAGCAGATCGAACTCGACGAACGTGGACGTCTCGTTGGCATCGTTCGTGGGAAACGTGCGGAGCCACCAGGTGGCGGTTTGCGCGGGGTCGAGGGCGCCATGCGCGGTGGCGCTCGGTGAGGCGCCGGCGACATACGTGGTGACGACGGCGCCGGCCGCGGTGTAGCGGATGGCGTCCGCGAACCCGTCGGCCGCGCGCTTGTACGTGACGACGATGTCGGTCGACCCCGGCACCGCGAAAATGTTGGGCAGCGTGTAGTAGCCGGTGCGGCCCGCCACCAGGTCACTCAGCGCGGCGCGGTTGACGAGGTCGTAGCGATGCACGGGCTGCTGCGCGAGCGCGGTCGTGAAGTAACAGACGCTTTCGTCGAGCGCGACCGCCATCGACCCGAGGGCCACGCCGCCGGTGGGCAACGTCCAGTTGTCGAGGACCGCGCCGGCGGGCGAGTATTTGTACAGCTTCGGCGGGACGGCCGATTTTTGGCCGATGTAGAAGGACCCATTCGCCGCCGCGATCGGGGAATCCGGCGCCCAGGTCGCCGACGGGATGCCGGCGACGGCCGTCAGCAACGTGTCATCGGCCGCATAGACCTGCACGACCTTACTGGTGCTGACGTCGCCGTTGATGATCGAGTACCGCCCGTCCGGCAGGACCGCGACGGAGGAGCTGCTCGGCAGCGGCACGGTGCGGACCAAGGTCGCCAGCTGGATATTGATCAGCGCCGCCGGCGGGCCGGTATCGGTGGCGAGGATCAGCGCGGCCGGCATCGTCGTCACCACGCGCGGCGTCGGCGCGCTCGAGCTCGCGCGCACGAGGGCCGGGCCGGCGACCATCTCGACCGCCGGCGGACCTGGCGGTTGACTGTCCCAACACGGCGCCGCGGCCGGCGCGACGTCGCACGCGCCCGGCGGGTAGGTCGCCTCCGCGCTGTCGCCCTTCCCGCTCCCGTCGCCCGGGGTCGGGCCGCCGCCGGTGTCCGGCGGGCCGCCCGGGCCGCCGCCAGGGCCGGGATACTGCAGAATCGGGCAGGAGTTGGAGATTTGCCCGAGCGCCGGATTGCCCGCCGAGCCAGCTTCCACCGGCGTCAGCGTGGTGAGCACGACGCCGTCGGTGAGCCGGATCTGCTTGAACCAGACGGTGTGCGGAAACGCTCCCGAGGCGGGCTCGAGCCACACCCAGATCGACGTGCCGTCGATCGCGCGGTTGAACCGATTGAGGATGACGTCGTTGCGGAGCCCGAGGGTGTAGGTGTTCAGCACCGCGCCGCTCGGGTCGTAGCGGACGATCTTCTCCTGCTGCCCAAAGATGGCCGAGTGGTACCCCACCAGGATCGACTGGTCCGCGAGCACGACCACGTCCTTCGTCGCCGAGTAGTTCGTCACCGCGGCGGCGAGGTTCGAGAGGGCGACGCTGTTGACCAGGTCGTAGCGGTACACCGCCGAGCCCGTGCCGCCGCCACCGGTGGTGAGACTCGTGTAGTAGAGGATCGTGCGCGTCGGGTTCGGCGCCATCCCCAACAGGCCGTACGACGTCGTCGGCAGCGTCCAGGTGGTCCCGCCGACGACGCCCGTGTCGGAGACGGTACGGATCTTCGCGAGCCCGCCGTTGGGCCCGCCGAGGCGCGTCGCGACGACGAACGTGTGCAGCTGGTCGCTGCTGATGTTGTACGCCCCGAGGTCGAAGGGGCCGAGCCGCAGGAGCTCGGTCGCCGTCGTCCCCGCGAACAGCACGACCTTGTTGCTGTCGTTGGTGTCGAACAAACACAGGATGCCGCTCGGCAGGTAGTCGCCGAAGTCGGTGGCCGACAGCGGCACGCTACCCAGGTACGTGCCATCCACCGCCGACAGGATGGCCGCGGGCGCGTTGACAAAGTCCGTGATGACGATCGCCGCCGCCGGCATCGTCGTCGTGCGCGGGGTCGCCGCCCTCGAGCTCCTCGTCGCGAGCGCCGGCCCGGCGACCATCTCCACCGCCGGCGGGCGCAACGGCTGCCCGCTCCAACACACCGCCACCGGCGGCCCGAGCTCGCACGGTTCGGGCGGATACGCCGCGCTGCCACCGCCGCCGCCGCCGCTTCCATCGCCAGGGGTGGGGCCGCCGCCGGTGTCGGGCGGGCCGCCTGGGCCGCCGCCGCTGCCGCCGAAGCCCTGGTACACGAGGAAGGGGCACGTATTCGACGTGCCCCAGGTGGGCGCCGCGTCGGTGTATTCGTTGGAGGCGCCGCCCAGGTAGATCGGCGCGACGAACGTCACGAGCACCGTGCCGTCGGCCACGCGCACTTGGCTGAAGCGCGACGTCTTCTGCCCGCCCACATGGAACCAGATCCAGAACGTCGCCGCGTCGTCGGCCGGGTCGCGCGCCACGCGATGGCAGTCGAACCCGGGAAAGCTGTACGTGTTGAGCAGCGCGCCGGCGGCGCTGAACCGCTTGACCTGGTTCGAGCCCGTGCCCTGATAGGACACGATCACGCTGCCGTCGGCGAGCACGAGCAGGTCTTGCGCGTAGGTCGCCGCGGCCGCGACCAGGTCGGGCAGCGCGGCGTTGCCGACCAGGTCGTACGCATGGATCGCCTGCCCCGCGTTGAGCGAGCTGTAGAACACGCGCGCATCGTCGCGGCTGATCGCCATCGCCGCGAGCTGCTTCGAGTTGGTCGGCAGGGTCCACGACCCGAGGACGACGCCCGCGGAGCTGGCGCGGTGCAGGAACACGGCACCGCCCCCAGACGTGCCCCCGAAGTAGAACGAGCCGCTGCCCGGGCTCGCCTTGATCTGTTGGTAAATCGCCGAGTTGCCGAGCATCCCCGGGATCGTCGCGACGAGGGTCCAGGCGCCGAGCGGGTCGTCGTAGATTTTGATGTCCGTGATCGTCGGCTTCGGATTGAGGGCCGTGCGGCCGCCGAGCACGAGCATGTCCCCCCACTCGGAGACAGGCATCGCGGGGTTGTAGCGCGAGACGCCGCCCACCGCCGCGGTGAGCTCCGCGCCCCAGAACCCCATGTCCGCGTCAGGGATCGCGATCACGGTGCCGGCCGGCGCGATGTTGGGCGCGACGAAGCCCGTCAGCGACATCGGGCCGTCGATGCCGAGCCCGGTGTTCGCCTGGCGCACGCGCACGTAGATGGTGACCCCGGCGACCACCGGAAACACCGCCGCGGAGTTGATGGCGTCGACCTGCACGGTCGGATACGGCGTGAGCGCGGCGGGCGGCGTGCCGGTCCACAGCGTGCTCTCCGGCCAATAGTTCCCCGCGATCGGCGCGTGGATGTTGAGCCCGAGCGTCTGCGTCGCCGTCGGCGTGAACTTGAACCACACCTCGTAGTACGGCGCCGACGTCCCGACCACGCTCGCGGTGAACGTCGCGAACGGAAACGTCCCCAGGTCCTGGGCCGTCGCCGGCGTCGTGTTCGACGGCATCGTCAGCCGAGCGGGTTCTGATTGCCGGTCGAGGTCCCGATGCGATCGCGCAGGAGGTTGTCGTGCTCCTCGGTCAGCATCTGCTGCGCGGTGCGCTGGTTCAGCGGCAGACTCTGGTCGGTGACGAGCTCCATCCACGTCTCCGAGAACTCGATCACCTCGCCGGCCTTGTGCAGGGTGAACGGCACGGTGCCGCGGCCGTCGGCCGCGCCGATCTGCCGCACGACGTCGGCCGGGTAGCGGTCCCCGCGGATTTCAAAGATGTCGCCCGGGAAGCGCCGGAGGTGCTCGTAGTAGCCCTCGCGGATCGCGCGCACCTTGATGGCTGGCGCGTTGGTCGGTTGCTGCCGCGGTTGCTCGTCGGCCGTCGGGCCGGCGCCCGGCACTTTCGGTTTCGTCATGTGTGCCTCGCTTGCGTTGACTGCGGGAGATACCAGCCGGCGAGCACCTCGAGCTCGCCGGCTGTGGGGCCCACTGCTGAATTACCCGGTGACCGTGAACGCCTTCGCGTAGCTGACCGGCTTGCCGCCCGCCATCGAGTCGAGCGCGAGCTCGGCCTGGATGGTCGAGTCGACCGTGCCCGTGACGACGTACTGCAGCCCGATGAACTGCTGCTTGGGGAAGCCGTCGCTGATGAACACGAAGAACTCGCCGCCGGCGAGCAGGTCGGCGGTGGCGAGGGAGACGGAGCCGATGACGGTCGGCGCGCTGAGCGCCGCCGCGGCGCTCGAGATCGCGTTGACCACCACGCTGCCGGTGGTCACGCCGTTGGCCTTGACGTGGCCCTTGAAGCCCATCGGCTCGCCGTCGCCGATCTGCCGCTTGGGCGTCACGTTGCCGAGGTCGATCGAGCTCGTCGAGACGGCGGTCGCAGTGATCTGCTGACCGTCGGACACGACGAGGAGAGCATCTACATACATGGGGTTCTCCTTCTGGTTTCCGGTTCGTGTGACCGTCGGTCTACGGCACGGCCGCTTCGGTTTCGAGGAGCGCGTCGCAGCGTCGGATCGGGATGCCGCGGAACGTGGTGATCGGTTTGCCGTCGACCACGTCGTAGCCGAGTTGCCCGCCGGTCGTGACCGACGCGCGCGCCTGGATGTCGAGCCACTGCCCGATCGTCCGGTTCGCGTAGAACACCGCCGTGCCCATCCCGTGCGTGGGGATGCGGTGCCAGGCCTTCGCCATCAGCTTGAGGAGGTCGGCCGAGAAGGGCGTCGAGTCCGCGATGAGCAGGCTCGTGTCGATGTTGCAGATCCGCACCACGTAGCGCCAGTCCTTGACCGCGATGCCGGCCTTCCACTGGAACCGCTCCTGGTAGGCGCGCATCCGGGCGCCGCCGATACCGGTGCCCACGACGACGGTCTGCTCGCCGAAGTCCTCGTGGATGATGCCGGCCTTCGAGCCCTTCGGGAAAATCCCGTGGCAGGTCTGGTCGCCCCACACCACGAGCCAGATCGACATCATGTCGTTGCCGGCGCCGCCGGCCTTGATGATGTTCGAGCCGTTGCCCTGCGTCGAGTCCGCGTAGCGCGGCGCGAGGCCGTTGAACTCCTCCGGCGTGAGCCCCTGGTTGCCGTAGAACACGACCGCGGCCATCTGCTGGTTCATCGCCTCGAGAAACGCGCGCGCCTCCGACAAGCGGAACGCCGCGATGTCGCCGTTCAGCTCGGCGAGGTCCTTGTCCACTTCGGACCAGGCCTCGAGGATGCCG